CGGGTCGCGGCTTCGCTTTGAGGGTGCGTAGCATAATTAAATGACAAAAAAATGAAAACAAATAGCAGTACACAATTTCCGAAAATGGCACGATGGAAGGACGGCGAAAAGGTTGTCTTTGTAAATCACGTTGATAATGGCGTCCAGCCAGAGGAACAGGAGGGCAGGAGATACGAGGCTGACTTCACGATTGTAAAAGATACAGATGACATCACAGGAGCGATTGAGGCGTTTACTCGCATGACAATTGACCCCGTACAAGATCAGCTGGTGGTTGATAACATTGAGGTCGAAGGAATAAAAGCCATTGACATCAAAAAGGATTACCCAGCAAAGGTATCATCAACTATCTTCCCTCCATTGCCTAATAACGGATGGCTTGAGCAGGGAGTTATTTATAGTTATAACAATGGAGCTGTAATGGTTCGCCAGCCTCACGAAAGAACTATATATCCTCCAGAACAGACACCAGCACTATTTAGCTTTTGGCGTGATAACGCATCGTCAGAACTTGCTTGGATGGACGGAGAAAAAGTAGAAGAGGGGTGGAAGAGGACTTTTGGCGGCAAGACATATCAATGTATTCAGCCACACAACACACAAGTGGATTATACACCAACGGCAACGCTTGGGGTGTTATGGAAAGAAGTGCCACAGCAAAGTGACGAATATGCTGTTTTTATTCATCCGACAGGGGCACACGATGTGTATATGAAGGGTGACATTGTTTGGTATCCGACACTTAACAGCACATTATACCGCAGTAAGATTGATAACAACTCTTGGTCACCGGATGAATATGCAAATGGGTGGGAAATATATGTACCTTAATTAGTGTAGTTGCAAATAGACTCCACCAAAATTAGAATGAACGTTTTAAGAAAATATAAGAAATTTACAGAGGTTAGTGAGATGTTCTTAGCTGAGAAGAAAATACAAATTGCTCATAAATCGTATTTGGCTTATACCAGATCATCTTACGTTTTTGCTGAAATGCAATTCGTACACAATTTCCAAATCCGTTATTAGTAAACTGTCAGATATAGATAAGTCAAATGTTTAAAGAAAGGAGGAAGTATGGAACCGTGTACTAAAGCAAAGGAGATTGAACAAATCAGTAAACGATTGGACGCGATTGAAGAAGACATTGATGGAAATGGAAATCCTGGGATAAAAGGAGAGTTAATAATGATTAAGGATGAGCAGCGAGCAATGAATAAGATAATGTCTGCACTAAACACAAATGTATCTGCTCTATTAATTTTTCAGGCTGAGGTAAACACCGCTGAGAAACTCAAACAGCGTATCAAGATGAATACTGTGAATGTGGTAAATATCATTATAACTGCTATCATAGGGATTGCGGCTGTTGCTGTTGCACTAATAGTGAAATCATAATGCCAAAGTATTCAACATTATCAAAAGGCCGTTTGGCAACTTGTCATGAGGATTTGCAGACTTTATTCAATGAGGTCATCAAATATTATGACTGTACTATCGTTTGTGGGCATCGTGGGGAGATTGCACAGAATGAGGCGTATGCTGCCGGAAACTCTGAAAAACCGTGGCCGCTTTCCAAGCATAATAAGTGGCCGAGTTTAGCCGTAGATGCAGCACCATTTGAAAAAACTGCTATTGATTGGGGGAAATTACAGTCTTCCAACTTTGCAGGGTTTGTGATGGGTGTTGCTGAAATGCTATTTGCTGAAGGTAAAATTACACATCATATCCGTTCTGGTGCAGATTGGGATATGGATGATGATGTTGATGATACAAAATTTTGGGATGCTTGTCATTTTGAGATTGTAGAATGAAATATGAAGAGCATATAGTGGTAGAAGGTTTGCGTAAGGGGGATTCTCAAGCATACAAAGCGATGGTAAGTCGTTTTAAAACATCGTTGTATGTATTAATCTTTAATTTTGTCAATAACAAAGATGATGCTGAAATGTTAATGACACATTCATTTGAGGATGCCTGCCTAAATATTAAGTATTATCAACCAACAAATAAGTTTAGTACTTGGTTGTTTTCTATAGCAAAGAATAACTGTATTGATTTTATAAGAACAAAGAACAGACGTATTACTGAAGTTCCCCTTACTGAAGATTGTAAGTTTATTTCTTATGGAGTAGAAACGCCAGAGGATTTATTTATTTACAATCAGCAGATGGAGATGGTAGAACGGGCAGTGTCAAAGTTAAAGTGTAAAACTCGGCTAATGGTTGAGGAGTATTACTTTAATGGATTGCAATTTCATGAAATTGCTGACAAGTACCAAGAACCTTCCTCAACAATTCGAGTGCGGGTTCTTCGAGCAAGAGAACGTTTAAAAGAGTTACTAACCAAATAAAGAGAGAAATGAAAAAGATTATTGGTTTTATCATGGTGCTGCTTCTTGCAAGCAGTTGTACGTGTATGCTAGCACAAATTCCGCCACAGTATATACAGGTTGGGACAAATTGTGAGGCAGTTCTTCCGGATTACACCACGCCTGAATTCATAAAGGTGGAGGATAATTGCCAAATAAAATCGGTTACGCAGGACCCTGTGGCTGGTACTATTCTTAACGCAACCAATCCACAGATTACCGTAACAATTACAGCAACTGACGCATTTGACAACTTTTCTCAGGTGTCTTTCGTGGTTAAGGCGGTTGATACCGTTCCACCGACTATCATTCCACAGGGCAGTCTTATTGCTGATAATTGGGAAGTGATTAACAATATGTATGATGTTGCTGATAAACTATTGGCGGAACAGGAGGCCTTCTTCGATTCCAATTTTGATTGGGAGGCAGCAGGGATTCCAGAAGACATGCGTCCAATAGATCAGTACAACAAAAAGGTACTGAGCACTTTAACATCCCCCGCTCATGCTACTACAGGATATGGTGGAAGGTTTACATTATTTTTGAGCGTAAATGATTCATACATAGCAAAATGAAAAAGTATTTAATCATACTATTCTTATTTCCAGTTTCATTATTAGCACAGGTTAATTTGTCATATATTGGACAGACCTTTATTGACACTACCTGCACAAATGTGAATGGTATATCTATTCCACGAACTGATCTTGCTACATTTGTATTTAAGAACAATTATGTGGAAGCCTGTAATACAGGTGGGTATATGCTTCAGGCAGGTGTAGAAAGTAATACTTATCCACAATATGTCAATACCTTACCAAATAGTGAGATTATAGGAAATAAGTTTGTATGGACGGGGGATCAGAATGCTAATACAATAACGCATGGTATTTTTACAGGATATGAAGCTAACGCTCGTATTATGTATAACTATCTTGATTATGTTCCAATGGGAATCATTCGTAAATCCAATGGCATGACAGATAGCACTGGCGTTGTTGCTTATAATATTATTCGAAATCCTCCGGCAGTTGGAGTCGTGGTTAAAGGAATGAATGGAGTCAGGATATATAATAACACATTCTATTCTGAAGATTCTACCTACACAAGTCCTGGTATTGGTACATGGAGAGGTTTAATTGATGTTTACAAAAACGATAATCCGGTTGCGGATGCAAAGTATGTAAAGATTAAAAACAACATCTTCTACACCAAACGAAGGATTGTCAATATAAATGTTATGGATACTGCTTGTTTACAAGGTTTTGAATGTGACTATAACATTTATTGGTGTGAAGAAGGAGAACCTCGTTTTCAGATAGGTGCAAATTATAAAACGTGGGCTGAGTGGAGAGCATTAGGGTACGATACTCATTCAATGATAATGAATCCTCACTTTAAGGACTTCATCAACTTCGTTCCAGAGTTTCGTTTGCAGTGGGGGACACCTACCGAATTTGATATGGGGATTGCAATGAGTGATTATTGGAAGGCAGGGTTTGATATGCAGTTGGTAAAACAGAGAGGTTATTGGCAACAGGGTGCAAGAATCTATGAAGGAGATATGGTTATTTTCTTTCGTAGTGGTCAACTGCTCTATGGTGATTCAATAAGTATTCCTCTTACTACTGGAAAGATTATTCTTAATCAAGCAGAACTAATTATTCAGCAATGACTTGTTTTGGTAAAATGTTTGGTAGCGTTGATGACCGGCCTTTTGATTCGGTCCCATTTCGTATTGTAACTTTTGGTAGAAATGTGTACAGTGGTGGCAATAGCTTGAAAGGGTGTGTAAATGATTCTTTGCTTTTACCACAACCACTGCTTTCGGCATTTACTGAAGTGGATGTTCGGCGTTATACGGATTATCAGGCTACGGTAAAGAATTACAAATTGGCTGCTTCAAAGGCAATCGCTTCATTACAGCCCAGAGCTACCGTTGTTGTGATAGCTGATAGTTGTTTTTCTGAGGGTATAACCAAAGGCAATCCGCATGATATGTTCAATGGGAAGCCGGTAAGAAATCGTTTCCTTCCAAATCCTGCCGTGCCTATTGGAATGCCGGTAAAGCATCAGATATTTCGTTCTGGTCATTTACGTTGGTTGGTCATAAGTGCTTGTCAAGAGAATCAGACTGCGGCAGATGCTTATTTCTCAGATATCAAAAAGTACATGGGGGCATTGTCTTACGGCCTTCGTCGTGGATTTGAGAAAGGTATGACTTGGCAGGAGTGGTTCAGTATGGCTGCTGCTATTCTTTACCAACTTGAATTCAATCAGATTCCCACACTTGATGGTCCGGCAGCGTTAAAGAATGAAATCATTGGGTCTAGTCAGACATTAATTTTGCATAACTCTTCCCATGGAACACAATTAAATGATATTTCTGGTGATGAGATTGATGGGGTAGATGAAGCACTTGTATTTGATGATTATTTGCCAGATGATGAAATTCATGTAATGTTGCAAAATATTCCTTTATTGTCTAATTAAAACAAATTGTCATGACAACACAACAGTTTTTTAAAGGTCTGTTTATGGCACTGATGGCAGTGATTGTAGCGGCGTTTTCCCAAACCCCTATTGATTATCTGCTTCTTGCTGTAACAGCAGTGAGTACAATCTTGACGTACACAGGAAAGAATCTTGTGGCAGTTCTCCATTCTGATTCTCCTGCTGGGGCACTCAGTTGGATAAACCTTGCATCAGGTCTTCTGATTGCCCTTGGTACTGCGGCATTGCAGTCATTCGGGCAGTTCGTTATTGAAGGAGTAGTAATTTGGTCTATCGTATGGAAGGTGGCTCTATCAGCCGCATTCACATATCTTGGTGGTACTTTCCTTGCTCCTCCGTACAATACAACAAAAGTACGAGTGTTTGGCTCGGTAAAGAAAGCTGCTTAAGAAAAGTCCCCCGGTTGAAATATACCGGGGGTTACTTAAAAACTTGTAGAGATGAAAAGGACGAAAGGTATTTTAACAAATAATATCCTTCTTGAAGGAGTCCCAATTAATAGAGCTTTATTGGCTACTAAAATGGGGATGCAATATAGTGGGATACGTGACGTATACCAAGCATTAGGTTATCCTCCTGCTAATCAACTTAAATATTCTGATTATCTTGCTAAATATTTAAGGCAGGATATTGCTAAAGCTGTTATTGATCGTCCTGTACGTGCTACTTGGCAAGGTCCTTTAGAATTAGTTGAACCAAATAAGACGGAAGATACTCCATTTGAATTGGCTTGGGCAAAGCTATGCCGAGATATAGGAGTAAAAGCAATACTATCGCGGTTGGATCGCTTAACTGGGATTGGGCGATATGGGGTATTACTTTTGGGATTGGATGATGTACAGAGCAGGGAAGGCTTTGTAAAACCAGTCAAAGAAGGGAAGCGGCAATTAATGTATATTCGTCCGTTTGGAGAGGATGTGGCTTCCATTAAAGAATTGGAAAAAGACCCGAAGAGTCCCCGATATGGGAGACCATTAATATATGAAATAACAGCTGCGGATGCCAATGGAGGATCTTTTGTGGTTCAAGTTCATTATACTCGTATTCTTCATGTCACTGATGAACCATTGGAATCAGATGTGTATGGAACTCCTCGATTGGAAGCTATTTATAATCGCTTACTTGATTTGGACAAGATTGTAGGAGGGGATGCTGAAATGTTTTGGAGGGGTGCTCGTCCTGGATTTGAGGGGAAAGTTGATCCTGAGTATCAGATGACGGAAGCTGTAAAGAATGATTTGCTTGCTCAGGTAAATGAATATGAACATGATCTTCGGCGTTTTCTTATTAATGAAGGCGTTGAATTAAAAGCATTGACACAACAGATTGCTGATCCGGGACCTCATCTTGATAGTATATTGAAATGTATATCAGCAGAAACAGGAATTCCTGTTAGGGTCCTTTCTGGCAGTGAAAGAGGAGAATTGGCAAGTTCTCAAGATACGTCTGAATGGAAAGAATATGTACAGACTCGTAGAGAAGATCATGCTGAACCAAATATTGTGCGTCCATTTGTTTCTTTATTAGTCAAGTATGAGATTTTACCTGCTCCGGCAGAAGAGGATTACACGGTTAAATGGAATGATCTTTTCTCGTTAAGTGAGAAAGCCCGGGTAGAGATAGGGAAGAATCGAGCAACTGCTTTACGAGAATATACATACAGTGGTATGGCAGAAACAATTCTACCACCTGATGCTTTCTTTGAAATATGCCTTGGATTAACTCGTGATCAAATTACATTAATTACCGGTATGCGAGATGAAATGTTGTCCAAGGAAGAACTTTATAATAAAATTGTGGAAAGTTTGGAAGAACCAGAACCAGTGGGACCAGCTTCTACGCAAGAACCAACAGAGGATGAATGATGTAATAACATACACTGAAGTTGGTAGGTTAAATTATGATCCTACGAGAACTACTGCATTAAGGAATAGTTTTGCTACTGATATGAATAGGAGATTTAAGGCTATTGCTGCTGCTATTGTAATAAGTGTATTTAAAAATGATTGTTTTGGATTAAATAATACTCCTATTCATGTATTTCAGGCAACTCCTATTAATCCAAATGCTTTCTTATTTTTAC